GATCATTACGACCCAGAACGGCAACGCTTTACCCGTGATGGCTGCAGCGCAATTGTTGATGAAGTCGAGGCCAAACCTGTTTTCTATCAGCGTGTTTCGCTGTCCTTTGAGGAAGTAATTGAGAAAGCGAGGTCATATCTGGAGCTGGATAACCCCGCTGAAATGAACTTCAAGCTGAATAGTTTGGCCCTTGATGCCGGTTACCGGGATCAGTTTGCACTCGAAAAGCTGATTGTTGATCAGATTCAGTTTGAAGGCGCTAAGGGGTTAATGGATGTGGCTGCGCTCCAGGATTTAGAGGGTCAGCGTGAATACCTGATTCCTGATGTGCTTCCACATCCTTCGGTTGCCCTGATTTATGGCGCTGGTGGTGATGGCAAATCCATGTTTGCCTGGACGCTGGCAAAGCACATCGCTACTGGAGCACCCTTTGTGGTCCGTGGGAAGCACGTTCCAGTCCAGCAAGGCCCTGTGCTGCTTTTGAATGGTGACCAGCCGCTTCTTCAGCTCAAGGAACAGCTGGAAGAGGTTGATTACCCGTTGGATGCCAGGACCAAGCTGCTCACGGACTGGTCGCTCCAGCGTTATGCCCAGTTCATCAAGCTGATGGAAAAGGTTCAGCCAAAGCTTGTTGTTATTGACTCGCTAATTGGTTGCTCTGGTGGTAGGGCATTTGATGAAAACAAGTCCGACTTTGCAACGCCGCTGTATTGGCTGACCAGGAACAACGGTGTCCTGTTTCCTGCAACAACCATCCTGATCATTCACCACGCCAACAAGCAGGGCGGTTTCCGTGGCACCTCTGCTATTCGGGATGCTGTGGATAGCACACTTTCGCTTCGTAAGCCCAGCAAGGAAGAAGTTGAAAAAGGTTCCGTTCCAGGGCACAGCCGAATTGTCACCATTGAAAAATCGCGGTTTGGTCGTTCCGGTACGGCGCTCATCATGCGCCAGGAGGACGACCTGAGCTTCTCTGTGGCTGATTTCACCCCAGAGGTCGATGACAGCAATACATCGCCTTCCAGCGTCACTGACAAGGTGCTCCAGAGGCTTCGTGTTGGTCACCCCCGTGCCTTTTCCAATACAGACCTCAATTCCGATCCAGTAGTGGGCGGAAAAACGGCGGCTATCCAGAAGTCGCTCCAACGGTTGGTAAAGCGTGGCCTTATTTCTGAGATTCCAGGGGTTGGTAGGTACGGAAAAAAGACGTACCAGGCTGTCCTCGCGTGTGGAGAGGTTGCATATGTGTGTCCACCCAAGAAGAACCCTTCCACTGGAACGGATCTCAGGGTGGACAGCACCCCAGAAACAGAAGAAGTGTCCAGCCTAGATTTAGGTGCGGATACCGAGCCTGGACACATTGCACCTGATGTAGGGGGGTGTCCAGCCTCAGAAGCCAGTGGTGGTGCGGGTTCTGCCCATACTGGACACTCAGGGCAATATCCCCGCGCGAGGCAGATGGACCGTACCAAGGAGGAATCAGACGCCCTGATGAACGCAGCCTGGGACAAGTGGTCCGACTGATCTAGGTTTGTCTGTGTAGTATGTGAGGGCGTTACCCGCCTTCACATGCTGTCCCAAGAAACCGAACTCAATTTCAAGGTGGGTAGGTATGAAGACAGCTTGCCCGTTGAAGTTTGTGTAACTTTTGCCGCTGTTGATAGCAAAAAACGCCCTTTTATAGAAGGCAAGATTATTAACCCCTCGACACAAATATATGATCGCTTAAATAATGCGGCCACCAGTATGCGCTGTTATTGCAACAGCGATATGTCCCTTGAACAGCAACAAGAAACCATTGCCAGTATTGAGCCTGGCACTACTGTTAAGGTGCTTGCCCAGCAACCCTCTACAAAGTATGACAACAAGGCTTTTGGTACGCTCATGTTCGGTCAGGTCTTCGCAAGTTCTTTCAATATTTTTAAGCCGGAAAGTAAAAAATTAAAGTTACTTAAGACCAGATCAACACAAAAACAAACCTTTACTGTGAGCAACATGCCTGCGGATTTGGTGGAGCGTATGGATGCAAAGTTGGACGATATAGACGTAAAAAGGACGTACTTTTTGAAGAAATTGATAAATAAATTCTTGGCTGGTGACTTTGACGAGGACTTCGTGTAGGATTTCAGCGGTCCATTACTCTATCACTGCTACTTAAAGCCATGCCTAAATTTGACATACCTGAGAAAGTTCTCAAGGCTTCTGAAAACATTCTGCTTCGCGACCTCTTAGAATCGCCAGCTTTCTGTTATTGGGCAATCAGCTGTCTATCCAATGCCCTTCAAACTTCACGGTTTAGATGCGAAGACCTGACCGAAGATGACGAATTTTTACAGTTCAAGGTCTCAAAAATGCTCAACGCCATTCCTCTGGAAACAAAACGGGCCTGCTACAAAGAGACTGCTACGCAGGTAAGCAACAATAAAAATGCCCGTGCTGAAACCGCTATACGGCGTTCAGCGCAGTACAGGGTCATCGGGTAGCCAGCCCTTTTTGATCAAGCCTTCCACTACTTCCTGTTGTGTTAGGTAAAGGCGAAAGAACTTGCAGGCCAGCTCTTGCAGTTCTTTCGTATCTTCACAGCTGGCAATTTTACGGGCGTACCGTTCGTAAATAAATTCGCGGTTCGGATCCATTCTAAAAAATGCTCACTACTACATTATGCTGAATGATTTGCTTTTGAGCCAGACTGGTGTCAGGTACTACGGTCCAATGGAAGGGTGGGCCACCATCACGTACTACGAAATCAAAGGACCGACGCCTTATTTAGCAATTGTGCGGTACACGGCGTATGGAACGGACCTGCTGCCAGTCAGTCTTTGTGAAGATTTGTATCACGACACGCCTGAGGATTTCTGCCGTTTGGAGCGTGACATAGACATTGCGCTCGATTTTGGTATTGATGCCAGCGTCTTGAGCACCTACGCGCATGAGTTCTTCCCCAGCATCACGGCGCACCTCACATAATGTGCTACTGTAAGCAAGTCGTTCGGAGCCCAACCATGGCCCACGCTCAACTAATCAGCTACAGCTACACCAGAGGATCAGATCTTCTGCATGTCCAAGCCACTGTTGATGATGCTGTTCAGGTCTTGCCTGCAACCCACTTAGATCCACCTGAGTTTGACGCCGCACACTGTCAGGCAGTCATTCTCTGGGACGAACCACTAGACCATACAAACGCACCAACCCGCGAACAGGTGCTGCGTATGTTGCCCTGGATTACCGACTGGTGCGCTATTCCCCTAATTACTTTTGACGATGACTAGGTTCTGTACGGCCCTCAGCCGTACACATAATTGGCTTACCACATTTGTCGAGCAAAAGTATTTCAACCTTGAGAACCATGACTAACCAACACCCATTAACTGATGAGATCTGCCAGCAGATTGCAGAGGACAAAGTAGCTTGGCATCCAGACTGGACAGTATTAGATCCAATGGAGAAAACCTGCATGCGGACCGCTGCTGATTGGCAGTTAAAGCAGGTGCTTGAGTGGATTGATTGTATTGGGAGATTCAAAGGATACAACCTGGATTTTTACTCCGATTGCGACTTGCTGATCAGGGATATTCAAAAAGCAATGCGCCCACAACAACAGAGGATTGATTAATGACTCAAGAAATAACGCTTGAGAAAGCCCTTGGGCTTGTTGAGTTTCAGTTTGTCCCTTGGATGGGATGGCGCGTGGCGTCAGTAAAGGAAAGTGTTTTCGGTGATGTTTATGGCGACGTTAAGGGCTTTGTTCATGGAAACATCAACAACCGCCCTTGGAAGTACATAGAGACCCCTATGCAGCGCCTAGACCGCCTTATCTGGGAGAAAGGTCATGAAAAAATCATTCAGTGCTTTAACGTGCAGCGCCTAGAGCGCCTCATCAGGGAGACGGGTGATGAAGAATTGATTGAGTGCTTCAACCAACTGGAGGACAACTGATGCCCATTACAACAATCAAGCGCTGCCAGTCTGAGCCGGAATGGTGGTTCACAGTTGAAGACACTCAGACCACAGATTATCCCGATCCTCAAACAGGCCTAACAATTACCTATTTTGATGAGAACGTTCCAAAAGGCAAAATAGAACTATCTGTTACCAAAGACGATGCGTTGCTGATTCGTGATGCAATCAATCAACTCTACCCGCTTTCTATTAAGAGCAACTCATGACCCACCCACTGACTGACGAGATCTGCGATCAAATTACTGATGAACTCGGTTATGACACGATCGAAAATGCTATGCGTGCCGGTGCTGATTGGCAGTTGGAGCAGGTGATCAAATGGGCAAAAAGAAATTGCTGGTGTTGGTTTGAGAAATCAACTCAAAAAAAATCTTTTATTGATGAACTTCAAAAAGCAATGCGCCCACAGGAGGACTCTTGATGACTGATTCTGTCAACTTTCCCGCGCACTACCAAAGCGCAAACGGTGTCGAATGTATTGAGGCAATCAAATCCGCAATGACATTCGATGAGTTTATCGGCTATCTGCGCGGCAATTGCGTTAAGTATCTCTGGAGGTATCGCCAGAAAAATGGTGCTGAAGACCTTCGCAAAGCCAGATGGTACTTATGCCGCTTGATTTCGGAATTTGAAACCAGTCCTTATGATGATCCTCTTGCATGAATTGCCCAGACTGCAATCGGGCACCACAAAAAGGTGACCGCTGGGTCACTCAAACTAAACCTCGTTTTGAAGCAAGCGTGGTTAGAGGCCGCAAATGCCCGGCCTGTGGTTACAAATGGTTTACAGCTGAAGTCCCAATTATTTGCGACCTTGACTCCACTGATAGGGTTGCAGATCTAGAGGTAATCATCAAAAACCTCTTGCAAACATCTTACGAAACTTTTTCTCTTTAATCATGTCCACACACCCATTTGACACCAGCAACTTTGCGAGCGTAAAACTCAAGAACGTTCCAAGCTACTTACAGAATGATGCCACTGACTACAACCTTCGGGTTGCGGCCTGGTTCGATAACTACGCTGTTAATGCTGCTCAGTTTGACGCTGCTATGGCCGATCAAGACAAACGCTGGAAAATGCGTACTGCGGAAGGCTGGGAAGCTGACGAAGGTGGCTGGTACACACCCACTGGCATCAGCGAGCACGATTGGGAACACGACTACGGCAATCCTTTTCCTGAAGAACCTGTCTGGGAAAACTACAAGGCGTTAAAGCGCTGCACTGCTGGCTGGCGCATAGACGACACCGGCTGGTACAGTCCCGAAGGCCAACATGAGTCCGAATGGACAGGCCCGCTTCCTGAATACACACTTCTTTGAAGACCACCCATGTCTGACTACAACTTGTTTTTCGGTGTCGAGCACCTGCACAGGATCTCGACATCAATTTCTATCGCCTTCGATACGGAAACGCTCCAGCTACAGCCTGAAATAGGCAAACTTCGCTTGATCCAGCTTGGCTGCGAAGTCAGTAAAACCATCATCATCATTGATTGTTTTGAGTTAGATGCAGACGGCTGGGAAAAACTCCGCCTGTTCTTTACCAACGGTGAACGGTACTGGTTAGCCCATAACGCAGTGTTTGACCTTGGCTGGCTTCAAGAACACGGCATCTATGTGCGTGGCCGGATTGGTTGCACCATGCTTGCCAGTAAGCTCCACCACAATGGAACGCCTAGGCTCAGACACGGACTAGCCCATGTGGCCAAGCGTGTCCTCAAAATTGAACTTGACAAGGAACAGCAGCGGTCTGATTGGAGCGCTCCAGTCTTAAGTCGAGACCAAGTGGTTTATGCCGCTAAAGATGTTGAGGTGCTGCTGCAGCTGGATTACCCACTTACAGCAGCGTTACAGAATGCAAGGCTTTCTGAGGCTTACACATTAGAGTGCAGAGCACTTCCCGCTATGGCCCAGATGTGGCGTACCGGGCTTCCTTGGAACCGTTCCAGTCTTAAGCAGCTTTGCGCTGACTATCAATACGATATTATTGCTCTCAGTAAAGACTTTCTACGGGAATTTGATAATGCGCTTCCAGCGGAACACAAGCTGCCAAGAGAAGCAACAAATCCTCAAAGACTTTCAAAGCTTCGAGACCTTGTCACGCAAATGGGGCACGACGACTCAGACTACGAAAAGTGGTATGCGGAAATTGAACAGCTTGAGACGGCGCCAAAAGCGTTTAACCTCAGGCCGCAAGCTACAGGTGATGCTCGTCGTGGGACCAAGATAGAAGCAGGCTTCAACTTAAATAGTCCCAAGCAATTGTTAGAAAAGTTCACAGCACTTCTGGGGACAGTGCCAAGGGACAGTAAAACAGGCAAGCCTAGTGCTAGTAAAGCAGCACTTCAGGATTACGCTGCGGACCACCATGTCATACAGACCTATTTGGCATGGAAGAAAAGTGAAAAGCGTCGTCAAATGGCTGAAGGGATGCTTGAAAAAATGGACCCGGATGGCTTTGTACGTGCCAGCTACCTCCAGCTTGGATCGGAAACAGGCCGTATGTCCTGCATTAAGCCCAACAATCAGCAGATTCCCCGTGATACAGAGTTTCGGCAATGTGTTGAGGCTCCTGATGGTTGGCTGCTTGTGGACGCGGATTTTGGTCAGATGGAACTGCGACTCGCTGCAGCAGTGGCGCAGGATGAAAAGATGACCAAAGCGTTCCAGGCTGGTGAAGACCTTCATACGGTTACCGCTGAGGCAATCGGCTGCACTCGCCAGATCGCGAAAAGCGCCAATTTTGGTTTGCTGTATGGGTCGGGTGCCAAAGGCTTGCGTAATTACGCGGCTAGTTCTGGTGTCACCATGACGGTTGAGGCTGCTGCAACAATTCGTAACCAGTGGCTGGACACTTATGCGGGTGTTAAGCAGTGGCAAAACCAGAATGCCGCAGACGCATCAAAGACAGCAAGTAATCGGTGGGCCGAAATTCGTATTCCAGGCTCTGATATGCGGCGCTTTCTGCCAGGTGACATGAACCGCCTTACAGTACGGTGCAACACCCCAATTCAAGGGGCTGGTGCGGCCATCCTTAAGTGCGCCTTAGGCAATCTCTGGCCAAAGGTTCTGGAAGCTGGTGAACAGGAAGTAAGAATTGCAGCTTGTATCCACGATGAAATTCTCTTATTAGTTCGTGAAGATAAAGCACAGCATTGGGCGCTCCAGCTAAAACAAGTAATGGAGAGCGCCGAAGCTAAGTGGTTGGGAGACATTCCGCCTCTAGCTGAACCTTCTATAGGGAAGCGTTGGTCCGAGATCCATTAATAAGTAGCGCAGCATGGTCAGCATCTATCGCACGGTCAACGGGTGGTCCTTCCGTACCCTTCAGGAAACGGGTTCTTACTGTAGTCTTTCGGAAGTGATGGATGCTGCCTATGCCACCGGAGACAGGGCGGCAGATAATTATGAAGTTCCTGCAGTACGAAATAGCGCGTGCCAGTACTGCAGATTTGCTCCGCGCAGCCAATTTCCTTGAAGGTGCTAGGGAAGTAAGACGGGGGTGTCGTAAGCAGCGTACAAAAGCTCGCAAGGATCAGCAGACTGGATGGCGTAAGCATGTGGATCAAGCGCTTCTTTGGTAGCACAATGCTAGACTAAAATCTACTGGGCTACTACTTGATGGCGATTCGGCACGGAAATAAGACATATATGCAAATACTTCTTGATCCCCACAGGGCAAAATTGCTGTTTGACCTAGCCGAAAAAGTGGGCACACGTCCCACTGCTTGGATTCGTAACGCAGTCTACAGAGCGTTGGAACGGGAGTACCCTTCCGCAATCTACAACGAGGCGGTTGCTAAGGATGAAGCTGCTTGGCGGGCTTCTGTTCGTAAACGTGTTGAAGGCCGTATTAAGTCACGTAAAGCTGTTGAAGGTAACGAGTAAAAGGATTTGTACTGTGCTACTCTTCTTGGGTCTACTAATTATCGGCCTATGCCCCGCTACGCACTTAAGACAACACACGGAACTCAGGTTATGTACCTTGCAGCTTATTATGCAAACTTCCCTAAAAACAACGGTATTCGCTTGACGTCCAAAGCAGAAGACGCTTGCTCTTATGTGACTATTGAAAAAGCCTGCCAGGTGGCACTTAGCCTCGAAGAAAGTATGGGTTGTATACCAAGCATTGTGGAGGTCTCTTACTGATGGACGGCTTTAGTGAGTACATAAGGGACATCGTTCGGTATCCGCTCTTAAATAAAGAGCAGGAAATTTTGCTGGCACGGCATGTACAAACTTGGGTTACATCTAAAAACCCTACTGAAAGGGAAATAAAGGCAGGTAAGCGGGCGTATCAAAAGCTCATCAACTGCAACCTAAGACTTGTGGTCTCCATTGCAAAACGTTACACATTACGTTCCAAGCGCACCGAAATGTTTGACATCGTGCAAGAAGGAAATATCGGGCTTGCCCACGGCATTAAAAAGTTCGACCCAGAGCGGGGTTACGCCTTGTCCACCTATGTCTATTGGTGGATTAGGCAGTCGATTAGCCGCTATCTGAGCTACCACGACCGGATGATTCGTATTCCGTCCCATGCCGGGGAAATACTGGCAAAGCTGCGCCAGTGGGCACCCCAGTTTGAGCTGTCGCATGGTAGGCCGCCCACCTTAGAAGAAAGCGCGGAATACTGTGCTACACCCCCTAAGCGATTGCGGGAGTACCTGGAACGTAGTGAGGACTGTCTTAGCTTGGATAAAGTTGCGACTGGCTTGGACTCTGACCATACGCTGCTTGAGCTTATTACTGATGGTGAGCACCCCATGGAAAAGCTTGATAATCTTTTCTGCAGTGATACGGTGGACAGGCTATTGATGACCCTAGGCCCCGTGGACCGTACCATCGTTGAACGGGTGTTTGCTTTTCATGGTGGTGAGCCGCAGACCTACATAAAAGTCTCAAAAGACTTGGGTATGTCTAGAGAACGTGTAAGGCAAAGGTGCCATAGAGCCTTAAGAAAACTTCATGTGCTTGCGAAACTTGGCACTTGCGGGCCTTTATAATGGAGTGCCCTAATTGCGGTGCCTCAGGTAGCGCGGCCTTTAAAACGATCAGCACTCGTCATTCACACGAAGTGACGAAGACACGGGTTAAAAAATGTAATGTCTGTTTTACGCTTTTGTATTCGATAGAGATTCCGGTGGACAAAGAGCACGTCGATTGCAATAGGCACTACCACGCTAAAAAAAGTGTGGTGCAACGTTTGATTTCTGCGCTTTATTCATGAGTAATGTTGAATTGGTCTGGGCAACTCCAGACGCTGAAAAGCTGATCGTGCGCATGGCACGTGTTAGTAATCCCAGCAATGAAAAAAACTGGGAAACCGGACCAGGGCTGCTTAGATACCTTGTTAAGCACGAGCATTGGTCACCATTTGAAATGGCCAATATGTGCGTTCAGATCAATACTGAAAGGGACATCGCAGCTCAGATACTGCGGCATCGGTCCTTTTCGTTCCAGGAATTTTCTACTCGCTACAGCAAGACCGCACCAGCTGAAATACCTTACTTTCGGCGACAAGATACTAAAAATCGGCAGAACAGCATCAGTGACATACACCCAAAACATCAGGAGGATTACCAAGAAGGTGCTGCTCGCATCATTGCTGATGCCTTTTTGTTTTATGACACCCTACTGGAACGGGGCGTTGCCAAGGAGACGGCTAGACGTATCTTGCCACTCTGTACTCCTACCACCCTTTACATGCAGGGGACACTAAGGTCTTGGGTGCATTACATCCTGTTGAGGGCTGATAACGATACACAGCTAGAGCACAGGCAGATCGCGTTCCAGTGTGCAGCTGTGTTTAAAAAGTGCTTTCCGACAGTGTGCGAGGCCGTTTTTCCTACACTGAACCTATGAAAGTTACCTTTTTGAACTGGTTCGAGCGTGCGGCTCTTCACATACTGGTGCGTAGTCCGCGCATCGGTATGCTTGCCGTTAAAGAAATGGATGGTCCGTTGCTTTTTATCGCCAATAACCCTCTTGATGGAATGCCCATAGGCGATAGTAATCCAGTGGTAAACCAGTTAGAACACATATACCGCAACTCGTCTACCAGACCGGAGTATGGTCAAGATTCAGGCGTCACATGAGAAGTGGTTTATAGTCTGCACGCCCGGTGGTGGCTTGTGCGTCGAAACGACTAGCGAACAAAAAGCACGTACCATTGCAGACGTGCTTTATTGTTCTGTCCATTCGGAAATGCGGGCTTCGCGGGCCTCGTTCCAGTAGTCACGTTCCCTGTACCATTCCTGCCAGTCGTGGCCTGATTTTTGGCTATTGCAAGAGAAACAGCAGCCTACTAAATTGCGTTGTTCTGTTATACCGCCTTTCCATTTTGGGACTACATGGTCCAGCGTTGCGTTCTTGCCCAGCGGTTCAGCGCAGTAGGCGCAGCAGTAGTTCCATTGCTGCAAGATATGGTCACGAAAGCGCACCTTGGCTTTTTTACGGGATACCAGCTCAGTCCCGTCAATCTGGTGGTCCACTACCACCGCTCAATAGACTGCAACAACCTATTTGACTTGCAGCTATCTTTATGGTAACGCCGGGAAACTTACGGCGTTGACCAAATGCGACCTTCTTCTATGCGACGGCGGCGTAATCCTACCTCAAAATGCGATCCAGGGTTTCGATAAAGTAATAGAGCATCGGGTACTTGGTTCCATTCGTGATTTTTTAATACGCGGCTGATTGTTCTAAACCCCGGCAGGCCATAGAAGTACGCTCCAACGTTGAAGGCAAAGCTAATTAAGGCTGATTTTTGGTTGGAACTCATGCTTTTCCAAAACGGCACATCGGCCTCAAGTATTTCTGCAGTTCGCTCTATTTCTAAATTCAACATTTCTTCTGCCCTTTGCTGGCTAATCCTTTCGCCTAGCCTTACGTTTTGGCCTTCGGGATACCGGGTGTTTCCATAGCCAATCGTTGGTACGCCAGCAGGACACAAATATGAAGTTAAATGACAACCTTCAAATTCTTTGATAAGCTCCACCGCCGCGCCATAGCTTTTGTCGTTTACAGCTGAAATCCATGTCCCGTACCAAGGCTGGTCACGGTTAAGAATGTCTGGTTGTACTTTTAAAATTGCCGCCTCAAGCTCCACCAACGCAGCACTCTGATGTGGCAGTTTCCGGTAGTAGCGGAATAGGTCATTCAGGTGGACCGGGGTGTTTGGGCTCATGCCATGGTGCGCGAAGGTGCAGGTCGTCAAGGCGCTGTGGAGGTAGCACTGCAGCAGGCTGTGTTGCGTGCCAGTCCTCTTCAGCTTGGTCTAATTTTTTGGGTAGCGTTGCGTAAAATTTGCGGCGCTGGATAGCCTTGTTGACTTCGCTCCATAGCGAGCGGGTGCTAAACAAAACGATCCAGCGCCCGTCCGGTGGGATCAGCCCTTTTTTACGGGCTTAACGCTACGGATTGCAGTAAACAAAAATTGGATGATGCTGTTGTCCTTTAGTTTGCTCATGCCGATCAGCTCAGATGCTGCAGCAATGACGACCCAAAAAGCAGGGTGACCAAGGATTTCCTCGAAGTTCATGGGGTTTGGAGCTTTTTCTCATACTAGCCCTGTGGGTTCTTGTATTCCAGAACGGTAATTCGGTTACCGTAATCGTTTAAGCGTTCGTAAATTTCGCGGCGGTCAGCAGTAGCCTGAGCTTTTTCCGCTTTCATGTCTTGGTGTAAATCCTCAAGTTTGGTGGCAATCGATTCAACCCCTGCACTAAGGCGAATGACCGCTTCCCGACTCTCGCTGGTGCGTCTGCTAAACCCGGAAACGGACATCCCAGCAATGCCAATAAAAGCACCTAAAACTGCTGCGTAGATTTCAATCACAGTTCAGGCGCTTTCTATTTCTTATCTTAAAGGGTCTGGTTTGCCAGATAAAATTGCCACCGCTCGTTTATAAAACATGCAGTCGGTCTTGCCAGCTTTTTCAAGGGCTTCTTTGACCCGCTGCCAGTTTTTAAGCGTGTGACTGTCCATTTAATCAGAAGCTCCCGTTACTGATTGGTATTCAGCGATAACTTCTGCGGTCCAAACCACTGCGGCTACATCTTGCACTTCTTGCACTTCATCGGACACATCATCGCCAGGTTGGAAGCACGAACGGTGATATGACCGGCCAACTTCCACGTCATCTTTCAGCACAATGTCAGCACGACGGACAGCGATAGAAAGGTTTTCGTTGACTTCGATTTTGTACGCTTGCTTTTCTGTAAAAGCCATTTTAGGAACACACGACTGTGTGAGACAGGTTTAACGGTCGTAGTTTAAGGACAGTTGCGGTCTAGTAATTTATTAGGCGATGCGATATGTTATAGAGACATAAAGACGGCAAGCGCCGCTTAAAATCGCTTGCGTTAATCGTCCATTTTGTTGATCTCCATTCACCAAAGCCAATGAATTTGAATTGGCCGAATTGGTTACATACATTGTCTTACTGCCGTTTGTGTAATCAGTAGCAAAACCTCGGAGACCGACTGAACCAATAGAGTAATTGGATGCGGTAGTATTAGGCGATAAAAAAGGCAATCCGGTGATCGATAAATTGCCCGTTAGGCAAGCATAGTCCGCTGCGTTCACTCTTAAAATTATATTAAAATGGCAAATATTTCCAATTTTTGTGTAAGTGCCTGCAAATGGCGCCGTTAATGTTACAGCACTTGAACCAACGTTAAAGCCAGGAGTAAAGGTGCCTTCCTCATACTCACTTAGCGTAGTGCCTGTTACAATTCTGCCTGTAGGCTGAGAGCTAGGAACATCATCAAATGAAATCCCGCTCTCGGCTCTAATGCTACCAGTTGTGATAATGTTTTTACTTCCAAAGTCAGGAATAGCGCCAGACTCAGAGAAGGCGACCCATTTATTGCTGCCTTGATAATCAGCAATATACTTAAACGATATTGCGCTTAATGCGTTTGTACCTGTGTTTGCTACGAATCCCTGTGTTTCGTAGATAGAATCCCAAGTGACAGTCGCATTATCTTGAGACGTTTGCTGAAAGATAAAGTGCAACTCATCTCCATGGACCGGATCGTATCCGTTGTTTGAATTATTGCTTACCAACGGAGCGTTAATCGTGACTCCGCTTCCCAGTTTTATGAAGATTGAGCCTCTGATTGACGATTGGTAGCTCTGAGAGAATGGTGTGTATTGATTGTTTGTATTGTTGCCTGTGCCGTGCGCAACACTTTGCAGCATTGGGCGAGTAGTTGCCCCAGTTGCTTGAATGATTTTAGGCCAGTTTCCGGTAATCTTATATGAGTCAGTGTTGAGAAAAACTGAACCACTCCCCGATACACACACCTCAGCGCCCATCCCTGAAGCGTTTGTACCGCTAATGAATGTTGGTTTAAGTGTTGATGTAAATACCCTGATTGCAGACATTGTTCCGCCATTGCTATCGGCAACCTGCCTGCATCCAAGAAGGTTTCCTGCTCCACCTGATTCAACGACCGAAATACCAGAACGTTGAAGGACTGAATTACGCTCAATGCTGCTTGCTGCGTTATACCAGTCATCCCAGGTACCCTTAATTGGGTCAGCAACTGTACCTGCACCTGAACCATCGCCTGAAGTACCAGACCAACGATTACCGTCGTGGTCAAAAAATCCTCGCCCGGCTGGGTCTCCCCAAGTACTATCTGAATATTGCTGCCAGCAATTTTCGGCATGATGGTGAAGAATATTGCAACCACTAAATGTAGAGTTGTAATACAGACCGCTCTGCCAAGATGTGAGAGTCGTGTTGTTCCTTAGTGTTACGTCACCAGCTCCGTCATTGATCAAAATACCGTACAATCCACCTCTGATGTTGTTACTGTCAAGTGTCATTGAGGAGATTTTTCTAGAGCCACCGCCCGAGCCTCCACTTCCACCGATAACGTCAGCTTGGGTTACCAGCAATGATGGAACTGTGGGGACGTAATCCACTGCAGGATCATTGCCGTCGCCTTGCTTACTTGAAATATAGCATTCTTTAATAACACATTCAAAAGCGTTTCCTGATACGCATAAACCCCGACTTGATGTGTATATCCTTTCTAATACAAATCCATAAAGGTATTCACCGGAGCTTGAATATCCACCATCAAGTATCATGGCGTATTCGTCATAATTGCCTGAGATGCTCAGACCTGATATGACAAACTCACGCATAAGTTTGTTTTGTGGATTTAGGTCTAAAACCAGACCAAACCTAGAAGCATCAACGCCAGTAGTGCCAAAGTCAAATTTTAGGTGACCGCCTAATCCGAATAGAGAATTACCAATTAGGTTGGTAGACATATTGCCTACTGCATTTATTCGTGACGTGCATAAATAAACGCCTTTAGGGATTGACAATGCGCGGCGGCTTTCTCCCGCCCACCAGTCAAACGCCGCCTGAATGGCAACCGTATCATCAGTGCTTCCATTCCCTACTGCCCCAAAATCTTTAACGCTAGCTGTATCTTGCAGCTTGGATTCAATAAGACGCGGTACTGCACCGGTGCCGGGATGAGTAAATTTGCTTTTAAAAGGTTGCACCACTCCTGCGGTGTCTTTTGTATAAATTTCCGCGTCTGCTGCATTGATCGCTAATTCGCCAACATCTATGTCACCCGCTACAGGAGGGGTGCCAGCTGTAGTGCTGTGCTTATGGGTAATTTTCAGCGTCATAACAATGCAGTGCCGTTAATCAAGGCTAACCTTCTATTAAGTCTACTTCTTTTGACAGCAATCAGTTCAAAGGCCCCGACGGTTTTGGTTGGTGCGCGTTGTTCATCGATTTGCGACTGAAGCGCCGCTATAACACGGGGCGGTTTGCCGCTAGGCATGTAGTGAGTAAGACTACGATGTCTAGGCAATACCAGCATCAGTGAGACGCTGTTTAAGAGTTTCAATCTCTCCAATTGCATTCTGGAGTGCAGCCGTTAGCAGTGGAACAAGTTTGGATTGGTCGATCCCTTGATAGACGGGGTTGCCGTTTTCATCAACCTCATCCTTTGTGCCAGTGACGCACTCAGGGACGATTGCTTGCGCTTCGTGGGCCAAGAAACCGTCAACTACGGTGTCAGGATCCGCGAGGAAGTTGAAGCGGTGAACTTGGAGCTGGTTGACGCGATCTGCGGCGTCAGTCAGTGGAACAATATTTTCTTTCAGCCGGTAATCAGAAGAAGTTGTAAAGGCGGTAGCAGTCCCATTGGTAGAAATTGACCCGACTTCACCATTGGGGTTCTCAAACCTCATATGTTTTCTTGAACTGGAGCTGCCTGAACTGCTTGCCCAAGCCCCTCTGCTGGAACCTGCTACGGGTACGTGCAGATACGCACCACTTGTATAAGGA